CGCCATGTAATCAACCCAGGCGATGATGTTTCAAACGAAGACCCAAGAGTTGCTGATATCGCTGCTGCCACTTGGACGGAAGAAGTTGTTGCTGCTTACCAGGCATCGTTACCACAACCAGAAGCCTAAATATCCTCGGACCCAACCCACCACGACGATGGAAAAGAAAAAGGAAAATACTATGGGACAACTAATTCGTATTGCCATTTTGAGTTGGTCTGCTGCTCTTCTAACTGCTAGCTATGCTGGTCTTCTTGCTAAGATGGACCCAACCTTCATCGCTACAGTCTTCACAGCATCTGCTGCTACGTTCGGTATCAACACCATGAAGAAAGGTGGTGATGATGAGGACGAAAAGAAAGAAGCACCTAAAAGAGAAGAAGTGGTAGAAGCACCACCAGAACCACCTGTAGAAGAAGTAGCAGCAACTCTCGAAGAAAGAGTTGAAGCACTTGAAGAAGGACAGGTACAACCAAGAACTGGAGTTGCCTGATGCAGAAAGTATTTAATGCTCTCGCAGTTGCCTCATTTGTATTGAGTGCAACTGCCGTAGGTGCTGGTGTATATGCCTACATGAATAGAGAAACTCTAATCGAACAAGCAAAACGTGAGATTATTGAAGCAGTTGTGCCTAAAGGTGTGAAAGATCTACAAGAGAAACTACCTATCAAACTACCTATCAAATTGTTCTGATGTACATAGCAAAGAGAGAAGGTTTCGCTGGAACCTGGGACTACTTCCAAGATAACATCAACGATAGTCCCAAATGGACAAAGGATAAAGAGAAAGCATATCAATTCCAAACAAAAGAACTTGCAGAAAAACATGCAAATGTAAGTGGTTTATACACACTTCTGTTTGAAGAAGTATAATTACTTTGAGTGAAACTTTTTGTATTGTTCTTTCTTTTCTTTCTTCTGCTCTTTCTTGAGTAACTTATTGACTTTCTTTAGGGAAGCAGATTTTTCAAAAGCAAAATATACCTGAAGTTCATATGGGGTAAGGTCTCTGTTCAAGAGTTTCTTGCCCCTTACAAATATCTGTTGAACAATAGGTTTCATCTTACCTACCATCCATTCCACCAAAGATTTGCCAATAAGAGCCGCAGCAACAGAAGCAGTAGCAGTGGTGCCAGCAAGAATAACCTGCTCTTTAGGTGGGATGGGAACTTCCCCGACGATTGGTACTTCAATTACAGGTACTCCTAGGTTAGTTTTGGGGGCATCATCGGAAATAACCCGATTATCCTGGGGGGTTTGAACAACTGGTGGCAGTTGAGGGGTGGGGGTCTTACTATCGGGTAACCCTCTAGACTTTTCTTCTTTCTCTTCTTGCTGTTGCTTTTTCTCAGCTGCCACAGCAGCATCAAACTCTTCCTGTGTAGGAACATTGATGACTGGATACTTGATCGAAGTATCTGGTGCTGTGAATACAGGTAGTGCTATGCTACGACTAACTGGTTGTGGTGCTGAATAGATCACAGGAGGATCTATCGTTGGTATAATACTGGGACCTCCTATACCAACCTTGGGTATGCCATTAGAACCGATGGTTGGTATCTCACTCATCTTGCCGCTGCCTCTTTGACAGATGGATACCTCACAACAACGTCAGCACAGACCTTATGATAAGGACTATCGGGATGGAAACTAATTCCATTCTTGATTGCCTCACCACACTTCAACAATCTGACTAATTCAAAGTCAAGTCTTGCCTTGTCTGCTTCAGCTTGTTGTCTAGATATTTCAACCTTTGCTCTTGCTTTACAGATCTCTTGTAGTGATCCATCTAGAGGAAAGTTGAAACCTAAACTCACCCCAAAGTTACCACTTTGAGTTTGAAATGATTCTGGATCTTGACTGCTGTTGAAGTTCCCTAAAGCAAAGGGAGCAACACTCATCGTTGGTCCCTGACAACTGACACCAGCACCATAAGTATTCATCGCATATGGACCTTGTAATACTTGGACTGCTTGATTAGTAACGTTACCAGTAGCAGATGCTGAAGGTCCAGCGATGTTTGTATTTGATGGTGCTTGTTGTGCTCTACCTGATGCTGCCAATAAAAAAATAATTATTGGGTAAATACAGATATGGAGTTTGTGGTAGATTTTTGTTCTGTCGTTCTGTCTATCCATGTTTCTTTTGCCACTCCAGGGCCAAGGTATGTTTCGCTAAACTGGAATGGAGCACCTTGAGTTTGAATGGTATAAGTTTGTCCGTATGAAGGACTGCCAGGGATATTGATATTAGTTCCAGTCACAGTGTATGATATGCCAGTTGTATATTCAACTTGACGAATTGTTTCTACTATTTTTGTAGCTGTTTCTGTGGTTGCAGTAATCGTGCCTCTAGTAAAATTAGGCACAACACTTTCAGCATATGCAGGAGTACAAATGACTCCCGCTGCTAAAAGCAAAGCGGGAGTTATACGTCTCATTTAAATACGCTCAACTCGATCGATCTTTGACCAGTAGCGGTAGTACCAGCACCACCAGCAGTCACAGTAGGGACTGATGTGTTAGACAAAGTACCAGCAAGGCTTCCAGCAGAACCAGCAGCAGTAGAGGTAATATTTCCATAGGGAGCAATAGCGCCAGTTGATATAGAGTTAGGTGCGGTGTCTGCATCAATTAACGTTTCAGAAAACGTAAATGCTTGACCAGCAGTATTAATTGAATATGTACCAGCACCAGCAACACCACCAAATGTGGATGACTGGATATTAGTACCCGAAACTGAGTATTGACCACCAACTCGAATCGCTTGGGAGGCAGCTGCATCTACCTTGAGTTGGACAGAATCTGTAATTTTAGAAGTAATTTCAGCGGCACTTGTAGGAATAGCAAAGAATAACGAAAAGATAAAGATTAGTCTTTTCATTTTCTTATTTTGTGGGACCATATTTATTTAGTGTAACTAGTATGTTCATGCGGTGACAATATGGGCTTGACAAACCTTTAGATTTGCTATATACTCTTGTTGTAAATCGTTACAAAACGAAATGACTGTTACTACTAATGATCGTGGGCAGCAGAATATGTGGGCGCAAGAACCCACCATGTACTACGAAAACTACGGGATGGATACTCCCAACCAAGTAAAGGAGAAGTACAATGGACGCTGGGCTATGGTCGGTATTGTTGCTGGGGCTCTTTCTTATGCTCTCACTGGCAAACTCTTCTTCGGAATCTTCTGATGACTGAACTTATCTGGACGGTTACTAGTGTTGCTTTTTTTGTAACGCTATGTTATGCTGTAGAACAACTTGCTGAAACTTACTAGGAGAACTAAAATGAAATTCGGATTTACCCCTGAGGCAGAGATCCTCAACGCTCGTCTAGCTATGCTCGGTTTTGTGATTGCCGTTGGCACTTACCTGACTACTGGGCAAATTATTCCAGGTGTCTGGTGATAAATACTAATTGAATATCGTCGTCGCTGGGGCACCCTCTGCCAACTAACAGGGGATGCCCCCATTTTTTTAGGTACAAATACCTGTCTTTAGGGGCTTGACAGGAGATCCTGACATGGGTTATAATAAATAAGTAACGAACTGTTAAGAAATTCTCATAATTCTTAGTAGTTTTTCTTATCTAAACCTCACTGTCTTACTAACTATGACTGCTACTCTCGCTCAACAGCGACAAAGCAACACTTGGGAACAGTTCTGCGAGTGGGTCACCAGTACCGATAACCGCCTTTATGTTGGCTGGTTCGGAACCCTGATGATCCCTACTCTTCTCGCTGCTACTATCTGTTTCATCGTTGCGTTTATCGCTGCTCCTCCTGTCGATATCGACGGTATCCGTGAACCTGTTGCTGGTTCTCTAATGTACGGTAACAACATCATCTCTGGTGCTGTTATTCCTTCCAGCAACGCTATCGGACTTCACTTCTATCCTATCTGGGAAGCTGCCTCTCTTGATGAGTGGCTATATAATGGCGGACCATTCCAACTGGTGGTCTTCCACTTTCTGATTGGTATCTATGCCTACATGGGTCGTGAATGGGAACTTTCTTACCGACTTGGTATGCGTCCTTGGATTTGTGTTGCCTACAGCGCACCCGTTGCTGCTGCTAGCGCAGTGTTTCTGGTCTATCCCTTCGGTCAGGGATCCTTCTCTGATGCGATGCCTCTGGGGATTTCGGGAACTTTCAACTATATGCTTGTTTTCCAGGCAGAACACAACATTCTTATGCATCCTTTCCACATGTTGGGAGTTGCTGGTGTCTTCGGTGGTTCTCTTTTCTCTGCTATGCACGGATCTCTCGTCACCTCTAGTCTTGTACGTGAGACGACAGAAAACGAGTCCCAGAACTATGGATACAAGTTCGGACAAGAAGAAGAGACCTACAACATTGTAGCTGCTCATGGTTACTTTGGTCGTCTGATCTTCCAATACGCTTCCTTCAACAACTCACGCTCACTGCACTTCTTCCTTGCTGCATGGCCTGTAGTTGGTATCTGGTTCACTGCTCTTGGTGTTAGCACCATGGCATTCAACCTCAACGGTTTCAACTTCAACCAGTCGATCCTTGATTCACAGGGTCGTGTGCTCAACACTTGGGCAGATGTTCTGAACCGTGCTGGACTTGGTATGGAAGTGATGCACGAGCGTAATGCTCACAACTTCCCTCTCGACCTTGCTGCTGCTGAGAACACTCCTGTTGCTCTCACAGCACCTGCTATCGGTTGATACTCGGATTCCTAATAAACGACGTTTATTGAGAAAACAACTAAAACTTGGGGGTCTTCGGACCCCTTTTCTTTTCAGGAGGTATAATGGTTTCTTCAACACTTTCACAACCAATTTCACAGAGAGGATGGTTCGATGTACTCGACGACTGGCTTAAGAGAGATCGTTTCGTTTTTGTTGGCTGGTCTGGACTTCTTCTTTTTCCCACTGCTTACCTTGCTCTTGGCGGTTGGCTTACTGGGACAACTTTCGTTACGAGTTGGTATACTCACGGGTTGGCAAGTTCCTATCTTGAGGGTGCAAACTTTCTTACTGCGGCAGTTAGTACTCCAGCAGACGCTATGGGTCATTCTCTTCTTCTGCTCTGGGGTCCTGAGGCTCAAGGGGATATCGTCAGGTGGTTCCAACTTGGGGGACTCTGGCCTTTTGTGGCGCTCCACGGGGCTTTCAGCTTAATCGGATTTATGTTGCGCCAGTTTGAGATTGCTCGCCTGGTGGGTATCAGACCTTATAATGCTATTGCTTTCTCTGGTCCTATCGCTGTATTCGTTTCAGTCTTCCTGATGTATCCACTGGGACAATCCAGTTGGTTCTTCGCACCTTCTTTTGGTGTTGCAGCAATCTTCAGGTTCCTATTGTTCCTTCAGGGTTTCCATAACTGGACTCTTAACCCTTTCCATATGATGGGAGTTGCTGGTATATTGGGAGGAGCACTGCTCTGTGCGATTCATGGAGCAACTGTAGAAAACACTCTATTTGAAGATAGTGATCAAGCAAACACATTCAAAGCATTTGAACCGACTCAAGAAGAAGAGACCTATTCGATGGTCACTGCTAATAGGTTCTGGTCTCAAATATTCGGTATTGCTTTTTCTAACAAGCGTTGGCTTCACTTCTTTATGCTCTTTGTTCCCGTCATGGGACTCTGGACAAGTTCCATTGGAATCATTGGTCTTGCCCTCAATCTTCGTGCTTACGACTTTGTATCTCAGGAAATTCGTGCAGCAGAAGATCCAGAGTTTGAGACATTTTACACGAAAAATATCCTTCTGAATGAAGGTCTTCGTGCTTGGATGGCTCCTGTAGATCAACCTCATGAGAACTTTGTGTTCCCAGAGGAAGTGTTGCCAAGAGGTAATGCTCTGTGATATAATGGGGGTCGGAAACGACCCTCTTTTTTATGAAAATTGTTGCTTATACAACTCCTGGTTGTTTTTATTGCGATCAACTCAAAAAACTTTTTGATAGAGCAGATGTGCAATATGAAACAATAATCGTTCAGACAGATGAAGAACGAGAAAAATTTAGAATGGAATGTCCAAGAGCTGCAGGATATCCTTATGTTTTAATTGATGATAACCATGTTGGGGGTCTAGTTGAAACAGCAAAATTATTTTTAGAAAAAGGTTTGGTTACTTCCAACAAAAATGAAAGATCTTAAAATAAATAGAGGTATCGAACTCATGCTTAGGGGGGAGAGACCGAAGGAAAATAAGAAACCAAATAAAGGTTTTTTTGTCAGTAAAGTTTTCTCCCTATTAAACCGAAAAGTCTACTTCAACTTGGAACTTTGGTGGGAAGAAAGAAATTAAGTTCGGAGTTGAACAATGGTAGAATCAACAGTAGTTTATTTCTCAGCAACAGTTTCATTTATCTTTCTGTGTGTTGGGATCATTGCTGGATGGACAGCAAATGAGAAAGTACATGAGTTTATGTACGGCAAGATGGAAGAACAAAATGTACATCCAGAGATGCTTGATGGAGATGGTTACCTTATCAACGAAGAACTATTATCTGTTCGTTTCGTAGATGAAGACGACGAAGATTACGACGACTAAATACCCTTACGATATGAATTAAATCATGCAATTATTACTTAATGAAGTGCTGCAAAAAATAAGCAACGCAAAAACAAAAGTAGAAAAAGTTAAACTTCTACAAGAATACAATACTCCTGCACTTAGATCCATTCTGATTGCTAATTTTGATGAGAGTATTGTGTCTATGCTTCCAGAAGGTGATCCTCCATACACTCCCAATGAAGCACCAGAAGAGACAGAACACACTGTCTTAGTTCATGAGTATCGAAAGCTTTATCTTTTCTTTAAAGGTGGAGCACAGATTTCACAAACTCGTCGTGAAACATTATTTGTTCAATTGCTTGAGGGGTTGCATAAAGGAGAAGCTGAGGTATTATGTCTTATGAAAGACAAAAAGATCGGCAAACGTTGGAAGATTACCAAGCAGTGTGTCGAAGAGGCTTTCCCGCAAATTCAATGGGGTAATAGAAGTTGAGTATTCAAATCATTCATCAAAACTGTGATCCAAAACTGGCAGAGGATAGAACTCTCCCATACAATGCATTCGTTGTGAAATACTATGATGATGAACAATATAATTATGATATTGTAATCTGCAATAAGAAGACAGATATTTTTGATTACTATTGGGATAGATATAGAGAAGGTCTTATTGCTTTTAAACAAACAGAAGGTCGTGTCAATCCTAAACTATGGAGTCCAACTAATAAAAAGAAAAAATGAACATCCAATCTGATCCATATGGAATGTGGTGCATCCACTATGCAAAACTTGATGACATAAGGAATTGGAATGTCATGAAGTTGCAGAGAAAAGATGGCATTTTAGTTTCTGCCAAAACATACGATGAAGTCTTTAAGTTTTCTTCTGTGACAGATGCATTTGCTTTCATGAAATCTTTGTATGAAGTTCCAGAATTAAAGTACTCTATTGAAGTAAAACGTATTAATAAAGCTGGTGAATGGAATTTTTATGTTACTTAAGTTTTGATAAAATGTATTTGATTTTACAAAATTTATAGTATAATTAGATATACGTTCATTCGTTATTTGCGAATAGCGAACGGAAGTAAGCCGACTCGGAACGGATCGTT